CTAGGCATCCAGCCCCGGCGGCGAGAGAAAGGGGAGGTCCCCCAGCATGGGCCGGGCAGGCTGGTACGACACGTCGGTCACCAGGCCCACCACCCGGATCCCGCGGCTACCGGGGTAACTGATCTGGTCGACCAGGAGGATGATCTCCAGCCGCGGCCAGCGGAGCTGGACGGCCCCCAGGTAGGGATCGTCGGCACCCGCCCGCTTGGTCAGCCCCTTGGAGAGGGAGGGCAGGCGCAGCGTCACCATCAACGGTCCGTCAAGCGGGATCGGCAGGAACTCGCTCCCCTGCCGGCGGGCGACCAGGACCTCCCCCTCGGTCACCTCGACCACGAGCTCATCTCCTGGAAAGAGCTGGTAGGCCATCACTCACCTCCTTTAGGCGACCCGCACGCGCCGAACCGGTCGCAGGAATTGCCCGGGTTGATCGGGATGCCGTCCGCCGTGCCTCCTTCCATCAGGTACACCACCAGATCAGGATTCCGCCGAAACGTGTCGAGGAGCGCGGGCGCGAGCGCGGCCAAGGTTTTCTCGACATCACCCTCAAACCCCGCTAGATGACCATAGAACCAGATCCCGTGTAGCACCTCGTGCAGCAGTGTTACCGCCAGGTGGTCCGACTGCTGGTTTGGGTCCAGACTGATGGTCTGTGCGTGGTAGTCGATGCGACCCCAGCAGTTGGTGGCATTGGTCACCCGTTGGTTGTGTTCAATCGTGTACACCACCGGACCAATCTGGACCGACCGTGGTAGATCCATTCCGTCCTCCTACTCGCGGTCGAACCGCCGCGACATCGCATCGGCGATCGACTGTCTCCACGCTTCATCCTCCTTTCCCGCACCGAGCTGGTCCAGCAGCACCTCGCGCAGGGTCCGGCCCCGGCTTGGTGGAGGGAGACTCACGAGCCACTCGCCGAGGTCCTTGGCCCCCGGCACCGGGGCCGGGAGCCGCACCCAGCCCGGGTGGCGGGCCAACAGTTCGCGAGCGGCTTTCTCCCCAGCCTCGTCCCAGTCGGTCGCCACCACCGCCCGCCGCGGGAGCGGCCCGGTGAGCCGCACCAGGCTGGCGGCCCCGGTCGAGACGGTCACTCCGTCGACCCCGTACTGGCTGGCGAGCAGGGCATCCAGCTCCCCCTCGACCACCAGGGTGGGCCAGCCCCGCGGGTTGGGCCGGAAGAGGCGGGTCCCCAGCCCGGGCGAGTTCTGGTAGCGCGGCCCGTCCCAGGCATAGGCCGGGTCGGCCCGGTACTTGATCCCGACCACCCGGCCGTCCTGGTCCCGGTAGGGGACGGTGAAGCGCAGACCGTCGTGCCCCAGGAGCGCTCGCTCGACCGTCTCGAGGGCCAGCCCCCGCTCCCGGACCAGGTAGTCCTGCCGCGGGCGGCGAGCCCCCCGGACCAGGTGGTGGTGGGCCAGATGGGCGCGCACCTCCCAGTCGATCGACGCGGCGGGCTTTCCGCGCCGTCCCGGAGCCACCGACCGGGCCTGCTCGGGGTGGGCAGCGAGGCGCCGCAGCAGCTCGGCCGGCGTCTCCCGGAAGCCGCAGCGGAAGCAGTAGCTCCCGTCCGGCCAGACGACGAGATTCGGGCGCCCCCCATCCTGGTGGGCCGGGCAGGCCAGGGTGACGTAGCGCGTCCCGGGCGGTACCCCGAAGAGGGCGGCCAGGTCGATCTGGGCCGGGGCACCCACCGTTATCCCTCCCGGTCCTGGGCCAGCGCCTGGCCGGCCCGCACCTCAGGGTCGACGTAGACGATGTGTGGAGCCGGACGGCTGGCCACCACCCTGGTCAGCTCCGGGTTGCGCCGCAGCGTGTCGACCAGGGCCGGGGCCAGGGCGGCGATGACCATCTCGGCCAGCTCGCCCTCGACCCGCTCGGTCAGGCCGGTGGTGGCCCAGAGGGCGTGCAGCACCTCGTGCAGCAGGACCACCGCCTGGTAGTCGGGCCCGTTGGCCGGGTTGAGGACGATCTCCTGGCGCGACACCCAGCAGCGCCCGTCGGTCTGGGTGTGCTCGGCCAGGTGCTGGTCGAGCCGGACCTCCAAGTCGAGCGGGCCCACCTGGATCAGGCGCGGCAGCTCCATCACGACTCCTCCTCCTCCTTCACCGTCGCCACCTCGGCACCGATGGCGGCATAGCCCGCCACGTCGACCCAGGTGTCGGCATGGTCGGGGCTCTCGACCAGCCGGGCCAGCTTGAGGCCGACCATCAGCTGGGCCACCTCGTCCGGCCGCAGCGGACGCAGGAGCACGTGCGCCAGCTGGGCCGACCAGATCTGCGCCGTGATCTCCAGGTTCTTCCGGGGCGGCCCGTAGGTCCGGTTGCGTTCCCCGGTTACCAGGGTGTAGGCCCGCTCCAGCGTCTCCTCTTTGGTCAGAGCCATGGCTACCCTCCTAAACACACCAGGCCGAGAACGATCCCCTCCCGGTCCTGAGACCACATCAGGGGGCCAATGACCCCGGGGGCCATCCCGAAGAGGCCGGACAGCCCAGGGGCTCCCTCTATCCATCACCCACCAGCTCCACATGCTCACTACAAACGGTGCGCGGAAACGCCTGACTCCGGTTGATAAACCCCTGCCGGATGACCGCACCGCAGACCGTACAGGTGTCCGACTCGGACCAGGGCGACAACCGGAACGCCCCCCACCGCTGGCCGAGTTCGTCCACGCCGCACCAGGCAGTAAGCCGCCGTAGCCGGATCACGTTGTTCATGCTGCCCTCCGTTCCCATTCACCCAGCTCCTCCCGATTCCTGCTCGAGTTGCCGACAGGCCTCCACCACCGGGCACCAGCGGCAGAAAGGGTGATCCGCGGGCAGGGCCGGCGGCAGCTTCCCCTCCCGGTGGGCGGCGAGCAGCGTCCGGCCGATCTCGACCAGCCTGTCCTCGAAGGCTTTGGGGTCCATGAGATCCACCTCGACCAGCCGGCTCCGCACCTGACGCCGGCCGGTGGCCCGGCTGACCGAGCCCTGGCGCTCGACGAACCAGAGCCGGGCCCGGACCGGGTCCTCGCCGTGCTGGCGGAGCAGCCAGACGTAGGCGTTGGCCTGCAGGACGTAGCTGTGGTCCGGTCCGGGCCGGCCGACCCGGACGACCGATCCGGTGGTCTTGTAGTCGGTGAGCGTCCGGCTGGGCCGGTGGTAGCGGTCGATCTGGCCCGAGATGGTGAGGGTCTCGCCGTCGACCGGGAGGAGCGCCGAGAGTCGCACCTCGACCAGGCTGTCGGGGTCGGATGAGCGAGCGAGCACCGCGTGTACCCCGGTGCCGACCAGGGCCTCCCAGCGGTCGTCGGGCCGCAGGGTGTAGGGCTCGTAGTGCTCGAGCACCTTCTGGCGCAGGCAGTCGCCCAGGTCGGAGGCCCGGAGGCGATACGGATCCCGGGGCTGGTCAGCCAGAGCCGCCAGCACCTCGGCCGGCCAGCGGCCACCGACCAGCTCCCCCGCCCGGGCGAGCGCTGCCACCTGGTCCAGGTCGTAGACCACGCCGTCCACCTCCCAGCCGACTAGGGGCATCAGCGGACCTCCAACTTCGCCGCCCGGCGGATCAGGGCCCGGTAGTTGGCATAGCTCCGGGCCCGGGCCTGGCGCGGCAGCCGCACCACCTGGCCGGTGACCGGGTGGTCCAGTCTCCAGCGGCCGTGCCGGGTCCGCTCGGGGGTGACCCGGAAGCCGAGGGCCCGGGCCTGGCGCAGTAGGTCATGAATCAGGTCCATCGCATCACTCCTTCACGGCCCAGGAGTCACCCACCGCCACGCTAACCTTGGCCGGCACGTCGACCAGGAGCTTGCTGGCGGCGCCGACCATCGCCGACTCCACCACCTGGGCCGCGTCACCTGCCCGCTCGTCCGGGCAGATCACCACCAGCTCGTCGTAGATCTGCAGGGCCACCCAGGCACCCCACGGGGCGATCTGGCGGTCGACGGCCGCCATGGCGAGCAGGGTGATGTCGGCGTTGGCCGCCTGGATGACGTGGTTGGCCCCTGAGCGCATACGCTCCTCCAGGTTGGTGCCTGGCTCGAACCCCCGCCGCCGGCCCCAGGGGGAGCGGGCCTCGCCAGTGCGGCGGACCTGCTGCCGGGTGCGCTCGAGCCAGGCCCAGGCCTGGGCAAAGCCTTGCTGCCAGCGCTCGATGAAGGACTTGGCCTCGGCGAGCGACAGGGCAATCCCCTTCTGGGCCACCTGGGCCATCAGGTTGCTGGCCCCGCCGCCGTAGCAGATGAGGAACGAGATCGTCTTCCCGACCTGGCGGCGATCGCCCCACTCAGGAAGTTCTTCCAGCACTCGTGCTCGCGCTGATGACAGGACGTGCAGAGCGTCTCTCAGTTCGAAGAGTCGTTGTTGGTCCGGCCCCGACCCCGGTGGTGGACCAGGAGGAAGCGGGTGCTCCCGCAGCGCTCGCAGGAGTCCTTCCGGTAGCGCTTGTAGACTCCGATCCCAGACTTCCAGTTGGGATGGTCCGGGCCTGGTGGGTGCGCCTTGCCCGTGCCCACCCCCGGCCGCCTGAGCCTCCCGGACTTGACGGCATGCCTGTAGGAACTCCGGCGTTGGGACTCCCGCAGGCGCTGCTTCGAGCAGGCGGGACAGGAGCGCTGCGCCGGCCCGGTCGGTTGATACGCCCGCCTGCATGGCCCACAGACTCGCGGTGCGTACGGCCTCATCGGGGAACATCCTCAGCGTCGTCTCGAAGTGGATGTCGCGGTTGTTCTGGAAGGCCTCGATCATCCCGGGATCCCCCGAGAGCTGGGCCAGGATGCGGAGCTCCATCTGGGAGTAGTCGGCCACCACCACCCGGTGCCCGGGCGGGGCCACCACCAGCCGACGGAAGGCCTTGTCCCGGGGCAGTTGGAGCACATTGGGCTCAGACGCGGTGGGGCGGCCCGAGGCGGTGCCGACCGGCCGGATGTTGGCGTGGATGGCCTGGTCAGGCCCGACGTACTGGGGCAGTGGCCGGCCGAAGGCGGAGAGGAGCTTGCTCGCCTTGCGGTACTCGAGGAGCGGGGTGACATACGCCTCGCGGTGCTCCGGCCGGATGTCGGCGACAGCCAGCGCATCCACGCTGACCGAGGGGAGGTCGTAGCCGAGTAGCTGAAAGGCCTCCCGCACCTGGACCGAGGAGTCGGGGTTGAAGGGACGGGGCGTCGGACTCGGCTTGGGCGGCTTGGGGTGGGCCTTGCGCCAGGCCTGGATCCCCCAGCGGACGAAGCGCTGCTGGCCCAGTGGCATGCCCAGGTTGCCTGGGGTCTCGTCCAGGACCAGGCGCATGAGCCGGACCGGGTCCTCCCCCTGCTCGAGGCGGGCGGCGATCAGGGGGTGGTAGGGCGGGGCGGCGAGCGCTCCGGACTCCCGCAGCTCGGCCCACTCGGCGGCGAGTCGCCGCTCCTCGGCGGCCTTCTCCGCCTCCCACTGGTTGATGGCCCGCTGCTGCGCCTCCTGCTCGGCCAGCCGCACCTCCTCGACCAGCTGGCCGAAGCGGAGCTCGACGGTGCGGCGCAGATCGGCGGCCCGGGTCTCCAGCTCGGTGGCGAGCTCCTCCAGGCGCGCCGGGTCGACCGGCAGGCCCCGGGCCACCAGGCGGACGAAGGCCGGCAGGACCAGCTGGGTCAGCCGCCAGGTCGGGATGAGCCGTGCCTCGCGGAGGGCCCGGTACTGCCGGCGGGCCAGCGGCAGGAGAATGCGGGCATCGGTGGCGGCATAGGTGTACTGGTCGGGGCTGAAGACCTCGCTTAGGAGGAAGCTCTTCTGGAGGGACTTGTCCAACTGCTCCCCCAGCCGGCGCAGCACCGTCTCCTCCAGCGAGACCGAGGCACCGGTCCCCGCCACCAGGAGCTGCTCGGCCGCCATGGTGTCCCAGATCCGCTCGGGGACCGGCAGCTGGTAGTGGTAGACCAGGCGGGCGAGGTCGAAGGTGGCATGGTGGACCAGGATCCGCCGGGTGCGGAAGAGCTCGGCCAGCTTGCTCGCCAGGTCCATGCGGAGGAGCGAGTCCTCGGGCGGGACCACCAGCAGGGCTCGGCGGTCGTCGGCGAGGGCGATCAGTTTGGGCGGACTGCCGTGGAAGTCGAGCCCGCCGGTCTCGATGTCGACCGCAACGGGGTCAGCAAGCTCGCGCAGCCGTTCGTAGTCGAGGTTGACGAGCTGGTAGGTACTCATGACTCCCCTCCCGGGTCGGGGCTGTAGCCGATCGGCCCCGAGGGGCCCAGGATGAAGAACCCCTGGGTCATGGTGGTGCCGGGCTTCGGCCCCTCATGGACGTAGGACAGGAGCTTGGGATTAAACAGGCCGCCGAGTTCGAGGGCGTGCCAGCGGCCGTTGGTCGAGAGGCCTTGGTGGAAGTGGTGGACGTGGCCGATCGCCACGTGTGATGCCTCCTGGTCGGCAAAGAGCGTCGCGGTCCGGCCCCTGACCTTCGAGTAGGAGGCGGGGTGCAGGAGGACCCAGGGCTGGCCATAGACCCGGAGCTCCAGGCGCGGTAGTCTCGAGACGACCAGCTCCCGGTCCTTGCCGGCCACCCGGACCGTGCCGGTCCCGCCCCGGAGGAGCCCGGCCTCGGGCAGGATGACGCGGACCAGGTCGAGCATGCCGAGCTGGTACTTGAGGGCTCGGAGCACCCGCACGTCGTGGTTGCCGGGCAGGAGGTAGAGCCGGTCAACGTGGGCCAGGAGCGCCAAGAGCGTGCGGCGGGCCAGCTCGAGCTCGACCTGGAAGTCGGCTGACGGCGTGCGGAGGCCCGGCGGGTGGGAGGAGAAGGCTTCCTGGTCGAAGAGGTCCCCCACCAGGGCCACCTCGCGGCAGCGGTGGCGCTCGAGAGCTCCCAGGAACTGGGCGAAGAGGTCGGCGTCCATGAGCGGCAGGTGCAGATCGGAGCAGAGGCCGACCGGGCCGGTGGCGACGTAGGCGGGGTGGAGTACCCGTTCCTGGTGCTGGGCCAGCAGCTCCCGCACCTCGGCGAGCGCGGCCGCGGCGGTCAGTCGATCGAGCTCAGGCGCGCGGGTCGGCATGGGCCGCCTCCTCTCGCACGCCCAGCCCGGCCAGCTGCTGGAACTGGGCCAGGGGCAGGATGGCGAGATACTCGGTGCCAGGGCCCCCGTAGCAGACGATGACCCAGTAGGGCCGGTCCCGGTGACGGGGATCCTTCAGGTTCGCTTTGGCCTGGGCCACCCACTCCCGCAGCTGGTCGAGGCGCTCCAGGCGGTAGCCGCGGCGGTACTTGGCCTCGATCACCCAGGGGCCGGCCACGACATCCCCCCGCTCGCCGGCCCAGATCAGGCCACCGAGCCGATCGGCCAGGCGGCGCTCCAGGGCTCGCCCCCGGGCCCGAGCCCGGTCCCGGTCACTCACCATAGATCACCACCTCCCCCAGGTCCTCGAAGCGGGTGGTTGCCCCGTGGAAGTGGAGGGTGAAGAAGCCGTGGGGGCCGTTGCGCTGCTTGGCCACCGTCACCTGGGCCAGCGAGGAGCGGCTGATGGCCCCCTCGCCGAGCGAGAGTTTGCGGTAGAGGAGGAGGACGTTGTCGGCGTCCTGCTCGACGTTGCCCGAGTCCCGCAGCTCGTAGAGCGAGGGGGGCGGCTCGTTGAGCTTGTCCTGGGGCCGGGTGAGTTGGGAGAGGGCCAGGATCGGGATCTCGAGCCGGTTGGCGAGCGCCCGCAGCCGGCGGCTGGTCTCGGTGGCCTGCTCGTAGGGGGAGCGGCCGTAGGACCCGATCACCTGGAGGTAGTCGACCACGAGCAGCGCCACCGGCCGCTCCCGGTGCAGCGTCTCGACGTCGACCACGAGATCACCAATGTCGTAGCTGACGGCCCGCAGGGTGAGGTAGGGCGCGAGCGCGGCGAGCTCCACCAGGGCCCGTCTCCAGGCCTGCCGCTCTGAGGGGTCCGCCTCCCCCCGACGGATAGCCCGGTAGCCGACGCGCGACTGGATCGAGGCCATCCTGGCCACCAGGGCCTTGTCGGTCATCTCCGGGGTGACGTAGACCACCTGTGCCGACTCCTGGCTCCGGTCGAGCTCCTGGGCCACGGCGAGCGTCACCTGCAAAGCCAGCGAGGTCTTGCCGGAGGACTGGCGGGCCCCCAGGACGGTCACCTCACCCGGGTGCAGCCCTCCGGTGATCTCGTCCCAGGAGGGAAAGCCGGTGGATCGGCCCCAGACCCGCTCCCGCCGCTCGGCCCATTGGGCCTCCGCCTCGAAGAGCTCGCGGGCCACCCGGGCCAGATCACCCGTCTCCTGCCGGTGGGCCTGGGTGGGGACGGTGGCCGGAAGCTGGACCTGGCTACTCACCCCGGCCACCCCACATCTCGTCCCAGAGGGCGTCCACGACCGGGTCGCCCGCTTCGGCGGCAGCCTGGGCCGGTGGCACCTCGGCCCTGATGGGGACCTGAGGCGGCGGGTCCTGCCGCTCGTCGGCCCCAGCCGTCCGCTCCTCCCAGGTCGGCTCCGACCCGGGCGCGGGCGGTGGGGCCGGGGCGGCCGGGACCAGGCCCCGCTGGACCTGCTCGGCCCGCAGCTGCTCCACGCCGACCTTCCGGATGACGCCCACGGTGTAGCCGGCCAGGGAGTCGATGGGGCGACTGGGCTGGCGCGTCGCCAGCTGGCGGAGGAAGGTGGCCACGGTCAGCCCGTCCCCGCCGGAGAGCTCGAAGAGGCGCTGGAAGGTCTGGTCGGTGAAGTCCCGCAGGTCCCCCCAACCCTCGATGAGGGCCTGCTCGAGCACGGCCACGAACTGGTCGTAGGGCAGGGTCGGTGCCGGGCTGACCGTCGTCACCCGGGCCGGCCCACCCTGGTAGCCGACCTGGCGCTTGAGGGCATCGAGCTGGCGCATCGCCTCGAGCAGGGCGCGCTCAAGACTGGCGATCTGCTGCTGCATGGATGTGCGCTCCTTCCGGGATGTGGGCCCGGGGCCGGCCGGGGGCACGCAGGGCACCGATGTCGACAAGGTGTGCCCGGAGCCGGTCCCGGGGGATGTCGTAGGCACGGGCGGCCTCGGCCAGCGAGGCGCCGGCGAGATACCGGGCGGTGGCGGCCGCCAGGCGCTCCTCCGGCTGGGGCGGTACCCCGAAGAGGCGGACCAGGGCGTCGTAGGTGACCGGCCGGGGCGTGTAGTCCTCTCCCGGCAGCTCACCCGGGTAGGGCTCCCCAGCCCGCTCGGCCGCCAGGCGCACCACCTGCTTGTAGGCCCCGAGCAGGCGGTAGAGGGCGCGCCGGGCACCCGGCACCTCGGCAAAGAGCCGGGCCAGGAAGGTCTGGGGATCGGGCTCGGCCAGCCCGCCACTGGCGACGAAGCGACGGACGGCCACCTGCTCCGGGATCCAGTCGGTGTGGTCCTGGGGGGCCAGGCCCCGCAGGAGCTCCCGCCCCCGAGGCACGGCGAAGAGCAACCGCACCAGGGCCCGGCCGGCGACTACCTCGCTGAACTCCTCCAGCTCGAGGTCGATCGGGCCCTGGGTCAGGCGCTGCTGCATCCAGAGCTGGTAGAGGACGTTGTTGCGCCGGTCGGCCTCGGCCTCGGCCCGGATCTCGGCCAGGGGGTCGCGGGCCGGGGCCTCGTCCGGGTCCGGCGTGCTGGGCCGGGCCGGAGCAGTGGCCAGGAACTGCTCGGCCAGGGCGGCGTAGACCGAGAGCCGGCGGGCCACCTCCTGCTCCGGGCCCTCGGCTGCCTCCTCGGCCGCGGCGATCCGGTCCAGCACCTGGGCGTAGGCCACGGCGAGCTGGGTGAGCCCGTCGGCCTCCTCACGAGCCGCGCGACGACGCGCCAGACGTGCCCGCAGCCGCCCGCCGGTAGGGGGCATCGGGGTTGATGCGGGCCGGGCTGACGACGGTCCGACGCTGGACCGGGGTGTCGACGACGTGGGCCGTGCCATCCGGGTTGACCAGATCCAGCTCGTCCCCACAGAACTGGGTGCCAAAACCGAGGCCAGCCAGGGCCCGCCCCAGGGCCTTGGTGCAGGCTTTCTCGATGTGGTCGGCGAAGTCGGCCTTGGTCTCGGAGCCGTAGTCGGTGGCGCTACCGCGGCCCGGGATGGTGACGGTGGCGCGGGCCAGTGCGAAGTCCTCAGACCAGTGCAGGAGCTCAATCTCGGTCGTCGCATCGGGGTACTCCGTTCGGAGCCAGAGGACACGCTTCTGGACAGGTAGGTAGTCACTCACCCCACCGCGCGAGCGGAGCTGGATCAGGTGCGGGCGGGGGTCGAACTTGGTGCCGTTGCTGTTACTTGGGTCCACGGTGCCTCCTCTCGGCAAGTCGAACGAACGTTCTGTACGTACGCCCAAGGATAGCCGGGCCCGAGAGCTATGTCAAGTGAGAAGCCTGGTTATGACAATGTGACCTCTGGTCCCGCCCCCCTTGCCACCTCGATGCTGGCCTGCTATACTGTACGTACACCGAGGTCGGCCCCAGGAGGAGGGGGAGGGGGGTAGTGGCCTCTAGACCGGCCCATAGGGCCGGGTACAGGAAAGGTCCTTCCTGACCTTGGTTGGGTTAGGGGGTAACCTAACCAGGTCTGGTTAAACCAGGGGTAGGTCTGGTAAAACCAGGGTAGGGTGGTCCTCACCGAGACCTAACCAGGGGCCAGGCTGGTAGGAACCAGGGGACCATGGTTCGGGGCCAGGGACGAACCAGGACCTAACCCTGGTTGGTGGTAGGGAAGGGGGCTTGCCCCTTCCTGGACAGGAGAGGTCCTCAGGGACCAGAGGTTAACCATCACCAGGACAGGAGGGGTGGGATGGCACGCCCATTGGTCCAGGCCTGGAGCCCTGTGGATCCGGCCAAGGTCGTCCGCCGGGGCTGGGTTGACCTGGAGCGGGTCCGGGCCCTGCGGGCCGAGGTCCACCCGGTCCGGTCCCTGCTGGGCCAGCACCTGGACCGGGCCCGGGGCTGGCGCCAGGTCCACCCGGTCTTTGGCGAGCTAGTCGACTTCTGGCACCCCCAGGCCCGGGTGGCCCTGGTGCTGGACGACCCGGAGAAGGCCTGGGTACTGGCCGAGCGGGGGGTGCTGGCCCTGTCGGTCGACTCGGCCGACGTGCTGGTCCAGCCGGCCGCGGTGGCGGCAGAGGTGGCCCGCTACCTGGTCTGGGGCCTCCCCGTGGGGCCCGGCCAGGAGCCGAGGGCCCGGCCCCGCTCGGTCCGGGAGCGACTCCGCCGCAGCCGGGTCCGGGCTGGGCGGTACTGATGCCCCCTGACCTGCCGGTCCAGGCCTGTTGCCGGTGCGGGACTGGAAGGTCGAGGTGCGGAAAAAAACGGCGGGGGATGACCTCCGCACGTTTCTCAGATCGGCCGATATACTCAGGGTGTAGACCATACCACACCGGTCGAGGAGGAAAGGTGGCCGAGCACCAGCACCACCTGGGGGCCCTGGCCAAGGAGATGAACCGCCGGCGCCAGGCCCAGGTCCGGGCCCAGGAGCGTGTCCGCCGGGCCCAGGCTTTTGAGGACTTCGTCGCCCTCGGGGTCCGCCGTAGTAAGCAGGCCCTCTTGGAGGCCTACCAGGAGCGGGCCGCCGCCGAGGGACCGCAGTCGGTGCCCACCCTCTCCCGCGAGGTGATCGACCGCTGGGCCCGCGAGGATGACTGGCTGAACCGGGCCCACGAGCGGGACCTGGAGGCCATCGCCAAGGCCCGCCAGGCCCTGGAGTCGGTCCAGGTCGAGGCCTTCGAGCGGGTGGGGCAGCTGGTCAGCTCGGCCCTGGGCGTGGTCGAGGACATCGTGACCGGCAAGGACCCCAAGGCCACCCCCACCGTCCGGCTGCGGGCCGCCGAGCTGGTGCTGGCGCTCGCCGGGGTGGACGCCAAGACCATGGCCGAGGCCGCCCAGGAGGCCCCGCCCCCGCTGCCGCTGCCGGCCGGGGAGGACGGGGAGCCGGTCGACTTCGCTGCCTACTACCGTCAGCTCGTCCAGAGTCGCTAGGAGACCTCATGGCCCGCACCACCAAGCCCAAGCTGGGCACGGGCGAGCGCTTTGCCCGGCTCTCGGCCCAGCTCCGACGGAAGGGCGTCAAGGACCCGGAAGCCCTCGCCGCCTACATAGGCCGCAAGAAGTACGGCAAGGCCCGCTTCCAGCAGCTCGCCGCCAAGGGCCGGAAACGGAAGGCGTAGCCCATCTGGGGGGTGCGCGGAACGCCGGGGTAACCGCGGATCTGGTGCTCCGGGACGGGAGGTTCGACTCCTCCCCACCTCCACCAACCGAGACCTGGAATTCCACATCTCCGGCCCGACAGGGCCGGGCCTGCTGTTCCTGACCAGCGAGACCCCAAACCTTCCCCGGTCCGGGCCGGTCCCCGGGGCCTGCCCGGGCCTTTCCCCCACGATCACGAGGGATATGTCGGCACTCCCCAGCACCGAGACCCTGGCGTTGCCCCAGGGGCCCGCGGATCTTCACAAGCGGGTGGCCGTCGAGCTCCTGGCCCGCATGTCCGCCGAGGGCCGGGCCTCGATCCGGGAGAAGGCCCGGGAGGACCCGGTCTGGTTCATCGACTACCTGGGCTTCACCTTCGACCCCCGACTCCCGGGGGAGGAGGCCACCATCCCCTTCCTGCTCTACGACTACCAGCGGGAGCTGATACGCGAGCTGGTTGCCCGGATCGACGCCGGCCGTGACCTCCTGGTCGAGAAGAGCCGGGACATGGGGGTCACCTGGGTGATGCTGGCCGTGCTCACCTGGTACTGGCTCTTCCGCCCAGGCTTCCAGGCCCTACTCGGCTCCCGCAAGGAGGATTACGTCGACAACGGCCAGCTCGGCTCCCTCTTCGGCAACCTCGCCTGGTTCGTCGATCACCTGCCTGGTTGGATCCTGCCCCCAGGCTTCTCCTCCAAGAAACACCGGCGCTGGATGAAGCTGGTCAACCCCCACAACGGGGCGGCCATCATCGGCGAGTCCTCCAACCCCAACTACGGCCGCGGTGGCCGCTTTAGCGTCATCGTCCTCGACGAGGCAGCCTACTGGCCCGACATCGAGGCCGTCTGGCGCAGTACCTCACAAAGCTCTCCCTGCCGCATCCTGATCAGCACCCCCAACGGCCGCAACTACTTCGCGCGGCTTCGTTTCTCGGGTCAGATCGACGTCCTCAGCTACCACTGGACCCGACACCCACACAAGGACCGGGCCTGGTACGAGGCCGAGAAGGCCAGGCTGGTCGACCCGGCCGTGGTGGCCCAGGAACTTGACATCTCTTACGACCGGAGCATCCGGGGGCTGGTCTACCCCGACTGGGAGCACGTCCCCAAGGGGCACTACCCCTACCAGGAGGGTTGGCCCCTCTTCGTGGCCATCGACTTCGGCATCAACGACCCGACCGCCATGATCTGGGCCCAGCGCGACCCGCGCACCGGCACCGTCCGGCTCATCGACTGCTACTCGAACCGGGGATACCCGGCCGACTTCTACATCCCCTTCGTCACCGGCGAGATCCCGACCGACTGGCCCTACCAGTACGACCCCGAGGAGCGGGAGATGATCGCCCGCCACGGCACCTGGGGGATCCCGATCATCTACGGCGACCCGGCCGGTGCCCAGCGCTCCCAGGCCACCGGCAGCTCGGTGCTGGACGTCTGGCGGACCCACGGCCTCTCGGTGGTCACCAACCCCCGGGCCCAGAAGTTTGCCGAGCGCTGGCAGGCCACCAGCATGCTGATCCGTAATCTGGAGGTCAACCTGCCTGACTGTGCCAGCCTGGACGAGGCGATTGCTGCTGCCCGCTTCCCCGAGCGGCCGGCCGACCACCGGTCCACCAACGAGATCAGCCTGCCGGTCCATGACTGGACCGCCCACTTCCGCTCCGCCCTGGAGTACCTGGCGGTCAACCTACCCAAGCTGACCCGGCGGACACCACCGCGACCGGTCCGTCAGCAGATGGCCTACGACCGGTTCTAGCCCGAAGGGAGGTCGCACCTGAGCATCCCGCTGCCGCCCCTTCCCGGCATGCCCGGCTCGCCGCCCCCGCCCAAGGGCCGGCCCGGTCTGTTCGACCTGCCGTCGGAGCTGGCCGAGGAGGCCCAGGCCCCGCCGATCACCCAGCCGCCCGAGCCCCAGCCGTCCCGGGAGGCCCCCACTGAGGAGGAGGTGCGGGACCGGATCGACCGGGCCGTCGAGTTCTGGGCCGAGCGGGACCGGCGCATGGATGAGGACCTCTCGCTCTACCGCCTGGCCACCGACCTCGCCGGGGTGGAGGAGTTCGAGGCCAGCGGGGGCGAGGTGGTGGTGCGCAACCTGCCCTACGTCACGGTCGAGAAGCTCGCCAACATGATCTCGGCCGAGAAGCCCCTCCTCTCGGTGCTGGCCCCCAGCCCCGACATGACCGAGGCGGCCGAACAGGTCGAGGACCTCTGCCGTTGGATGCGGGAGGAGTGGGCCCGGATCCACCGCCGCACCATCAAGGGGTCGCTGGCTCGGGACGAGGCCCATTTTGCCCTGCTCCGAGGCTGGGTGGCGGCCCGGCTGGAGTACGTCTTCGACACTCCGCCGGGGGAGGTCCCGGTCGAGGTGGTCCTGGTCGACCCCCGCACCGTCTACCCCATGCCGGGGGACCGGGGCATCCGGTATGTCGCCCATGTCCAGCGGCTGACGCTCTCGGCCGTGCTCGAGCGCTACCCGGATGCCGCCGAGCTCTTCGAGGGGCAGGACGAGACCCAGTCGGTCGAGCTCCGGGCCTACTATGACGACTGGTGGCACAGCGTCATGGTGGACGACAAGGTGGTGGTGCCCCCCACCGCCCACGAGTACGGCTTCGTCCCCTGGGCCATCGCCATCGCCGGCGGCTCCCCCATCCGCGGCACCGCCGACGACGACGAGAGCTGGGTGGCCGACGTCGGCCCCTCGATCTTCCACGGCCTGCGCCGCACCTTCCGCCAGGCCAACCGGATCTACAGCCAGCTGGCCACCGAGATCGCCCGCATGGGCAACCCGGCCAAACTCTACTACTACGACGCCGACCAGAACGACCAGCCGCAGGAGATCGACCTCTCCCCCGGCTCGACCAACTTCCTCCTGGCCCCGCGGGAGAAGGTCGAGGTCATCCGCACCAGCCCCAACCCGGCCGATGTCGCCCCACTCCTCCAGGCCCTGTCCGAGGACCTGCAGCGGGCGTCCTTGCCGGGGGTCCTCTGGGGCATTGCCGGGCCGGAGGTCTCGGGCTTTGCCGTCTCGCTCCTCTCGGGGGCGGCCCGGGATGCCGTGGCCGGGGTGCTCGGGGCCATCGAACAGCTGCAGGAGGACTGCTACGAGATGGCCCTCAAGCTCCTGCGGCGCTTCCACGACCAGCCCCTCGGCATGGCGGTCATCGACCGGTCCGGCCGCTGGGTGGCCGCCGGCCGGGTGACCCCCGAGACCCTGCGGCAGGTCGGCACCCGGGTCCAGGTCCGCTTCCGGGACTTCGCCCCGCGGGACCGCCTGGCCCTGGCCCAGCTCGGGGCGCAGCTCGCCCAGGGCAAGCTCATCTCGCTGCGCACCGCCAGGGAGCGCTACCTCGACCTGGAGAACCCCGACGCCGAGAACGACCGGGTGCTGGAGGAGCTCATCTACCAGGACGACGAGCTGGTGCGGGAGTACCTGGTGCCGCTGGCCCTGGCCAAATTCTCGCCCGAGCTCTTCCAGGTCTGGCTGGCCCGGGAGGGGCGTCGCATGCAGGCCGAGCAGGCCGCCGCGGCCAGCCCGTCCCCTCCGGCCCCGGGCGAACCCACCATCCCCGGCCCGCCGATGCCTGGCATGCCGCCGGGCCCGGTTCCGCCCCCCTTCGGCCCAGGCTTCGATGCTGCCGCCCAGGCCGAGGCCGCCAGCGCCGGGGCGGCCGGGGTCGAGGGTCCCATTCCACCCGTGAACCGACCGTAGTCAGGGAGGGGTTCGGTGGCTCGCACCAGAGACCAGCGACGGTATGGGTTCGAGAACGTGCCCATGACGGATGAGGAGATCCTAGGCTTACTGAGTAACAGCTTCCGGGAGTATCAGGTCGGGCGTGAGCAGCCGGTGGGGCCGACTGTGTCTCCCCAGCCCTCCACCGGGCCCAAGACAGGGTCGTCGCCGGTGACCGCTGTGATCCCAGACATTCGCCGCCAACCGGTGGTGGAGCGTGGGTCCGGGAACTGGACGACGGCGGCCCTGGAGATCAAGCATCCCCCGTTGGTCGTCTCTAATGCGCCCGATACCTACAGGTACTCCCGTCTATGGGATGAGTACATCTCTCTCTACGGCCACGCGCCGGACCGCTCCATGTCGCTACAAGACATCGAGAGGGCGGTCAGGGACGGTTGGGAGGAATACCGGGAAGACCAACGGGCGAAGCGTGAGAAAGAGAGGTTCGAAACCTTCACCCTCGAGTGGACGTCGGACCCGTACCTCATGGAGGCGCTGGACGAGCTCGGCATCAGCCTGCGCGAGGCGTTCGAGAACCCGTACCTGCGGGAGCAGGTGATCCGGCAAGCGATCATCCTCTACGAAAACGCCAAGCAGGCCTATGAGGCCGGTGAGGACACCGACGAGGCAAAGCGCTACGCTAAGTACATCAAGGGGTCCTACCAGACCACCAAGCGTTACGCTGAAGAGTCGTATGACTATGACGAGGACGACGAGGAAGAGTCGTATGACTATGACGAGGACGACGAGGGGGACTAAGGAGCAAGGAGCTGGTAATGGCTACCCGATTTAAGCCCCTCAATCTGCCGGTTGCGGCTGGTCCTCGACCAGCGGAGCCTCCGGCCCGGTCCGTTCCGCCGATCCCCACCAGGGCTGTTGCTAGTGATGGGGACCTGCCTCCCCAGCCGGGCCAGGCCGAGGAGGCATCGCTGGGGGACGATGTGATGGCCAAGCTGGCCATGTTGCTCCTCCAGATCCCCGTCCTGCGCGAGCGAATCCTGGAGATCCTAGCCGACCAGGACAAGGAGCCGGCCGGTGACCTGCCGTCGGATCGGGCCCTAGGATCAGGAACCCCCTTCCTGTCGGCGTTGATGGGGCTAGAGGAGGACGAGGAGGACCTGCCCCTCCCACCGCCGCGGCGCACCCGACGCTAGGCTGGTCGGCTGGTTCGGTAGTCGGTCAATGACTTAGGTCATGACGTCATCCATGTCTGCTACCAACACCCAGGCGGGTCTGACCCGAATTCCCAACCTCAACGACTATTTCCCCCACGGACTGACGCCGTTCGATGGGTCGGCCGCCGTCTGGCCCATCCCACGGTATGCCCAGTCAGACATCAACGACCTGGTTACGAGCGCGCTTCCCTTCGTCGAGGTGTGGATAGCCTCGCTCCCGTTCACGCAAGAAGCCAAGTCTCTCCTGACTCGCTACGCCAAAAACATTGCCCTGGACTGGGCCGAGCGAACCTACGCCCTCAACCAGGAGGTAAAGAACTCCGATCTTTTTCGGTTTGGTCAGTATGACTGGATCTATACGCCGGTAAGTATCGGTGACTACCTGTCCAGGATCGACGTCGACGCCCTGCTCTACTCCCTCTCGCCGCAGGTCTACTACGAGAACGCCATCCAGGGGTTGACCGGCCTGACAGCCGAGGAGCGCCAGCGGCTGGCGAGCTATGTGGAGCAGATCGCCTCCCAGTATGGGCGCCAGGCGCCGTTGGGGCGCGAGCTTCTCCTGTCGCTGGACCCACAGTATGCGATGGAGACCTACCTCGCCCAATCGGATATGACAGCCGAGGAGCAGGCGCGTCTGTCTCGCCTGTTTCCTCGACTCCTCTCCGAGTCTCGGGAGGCTGGTCAGCAGTTCTGGGCCTGGCTCAACCAGCACCCGGCCCGGCAGATGCTGGTGACCTACGACCCGGAGTACGCCTTCGACCAGTTCCTGGCGAACGCCAACCTGCGGGATAACGAGCGGCAGAGTCTGCGGCGCTACTTCGACGTGGCCCTCGCCCAGTGGCGGGCCCAGGGCTCACCCGGCTCCTTCCATACCTGGCTCGGGGCCCAGGCCGGCCAGACGCCGTCCAGCCAGCAGCAGTTCCTCGAGGGGCTCGACCCGGCCTACGCCTACCAGGGCTGGATGGCTCGCCAGACCGGGGCCATGTCGGAGGAGGGGCGCCGCCGGGTCGAACAGTCCTACGACCGCCTCTACAACTACTTCCGCGACCGGGGGGACCAAGCCCCGGCCACCTTCCGCGATTTCTTGAAGAACTACCAGCCTGGTGACGTCGCGCTAGGCCAGGCGCCGGCCCCGCTGCGGGATCTGGTGGGCCGCACCCGCTGGCTGGGCTACTAGGGGAGGAGCAGTTGCGTGGCACTGGATTGGGTCGACACCTGGCTTAAGACCTTAGGCCTGCGGGACAAAGACGAGATCGACCAAAACCGGGCCGGGGATGAGGACTGGACCTGGGTGCTGGATGACGGCGGTACCCGCACCCTGGTGCAGGGGGCCCTCGAGCAGCGCGGGTTGCCGCGGCGGGGGCGGCTCGCCGACTACTGGAGCCGGCGTCTGTCCGGGAGTGACATGCCGGACCTGGTCTACAAGATCTACCACACCCAGGGTGGGCAAGGCGGCACCGAACAGGATGTTGCCACCTTCTGGCGCGACTACGTCTCCGGCGTGTTCGACAGTAGCATCGGTGACCGACTCGGCTTTGCCCCGGCCCGGACCTACGGTCAGGCCCTGGCCCTCCTGAACGATGCGATCAACCCTGCCACCGACCGGGCCATCTTCAGCCTGATCGAGGAGGCCTATCTCTCCGAGGATGACGCCCAGATGCTCAACGTCATCAGCGGCATCATCGGCGCGGTGGGGGCGACGGTCTTCAACCGGCTCGACATGCAGATGATCGAGAGCCGCCTCAACCGCATCTGGGAGGACTTCCAGCACCTCAAGTACAACCGGCAGGCCATCCCGATCGACATGAACTTCCTCGAGTTCCTGGCCCAGGAGGGAGCCTTCTACCTGAGTCGCCTCCTGCCGGGAGTGGACTGGTCGGCCCTGGCCCGGCTCGAGCAGCGGATCAAGGAGCGGGAAGAGAAGTCTGGTGGTGGCGACCAGGAGGAGCCCGAGCTCGTCCCCGGCCCCACGCATGACCCGACCGAGTTGGCCCGACGCCAGCCGCCGGTGAACATGCGGCCAAGCTAGTCCGCTGGGGGAGTCTATGGATCGGCTCCGGGAGGGAGTGACCCGCTTCATCGATCTCTGGTTGCCGGACGAGCTCCAGCAGCCCCTCGACACCTTCAACCAGACCATTCGCCAGGCGCTGCGGGGGGAGGTGGGCCGGGTCTGGGACAGCTGGCTGGAGCCCGACGTCGGCCCCATGGGCCAGATCATCAGCTCGGCCCTGCGGGGTAGCCTGGGTGACCTCACGCTGCTCGCCAGCCGGCAGCGGGCGTCCACCAGTGGCCAATCGGGTGGGGTCAAGGTCGCAGGTCCTACCTTCCCCGGGGACGGGACGGTCCCGACCGGCAAGCTCGCCAAGGGGCAGGGGGTCCTCCGCTGGTCGGACTACATCAACGAGGCGGCCGACTACCACGACATGCCCGCCATCGTGATCGCCGCCATCATGTCTGGCGAGTCCGGCGGGAATGCCTCCGCCCGGTCCGGGGCAGGGGCCACGGGTCTGATGCAGATCATGCCCCAGTACCACGCCTGGCGGGCCTCCAAGTACGGCGGGGACCTCTCCGACCCCCGGGTCAACATCATGGTGGGGGCCGAGATCCTCAAAGAGAACTACACCCGGGCCAAGCAGCTCTACCCGGAGATTACCGATCACCGGGCCTGGGAGATCGCCGCCGCCGCCTACCTGGGGGACTGGGACTGGGAGCGGGGCACCTACGCCGGTCGTCGGGACATGTACGGCACTGACGGGCGGGCCTACGTCGAGCGCTTCAACCGGAATCTGCAGGCCCTGGCCCCCTACCTCCAGGGGAGTCCGGCCCGGCGCCCTCCAGGCCGACGAAGATCTCGTTTGGCGGGGCGTACAGCCGGATGTTACGGGAGGGGATGAAGGCCATGATCCCGTTGGCCTCGAGCTCCTTGGTCAGCCGGTCCCGGGCCTCCATCTCCAGGGTGAAGGCCTGGGAGTAGAGCTCGCCCGGGGCCGGGGTGCGGAACTGGCGGGCCGCCCGCAGCAGGTTCTGGCGCCCCACGGCCTCGACCTCCTCGGGCTTGGTCTTGAGGAGGTAGTCGACCAGGTTGACACGAATCACCGGGTTGACTACAATACCAGCCATCACATAATCCTTCCTAGGCCCTGGTGGGCCCACTCTAGCCAATTGCCGGTCCCTCCTGACCGGTCACCATCCGACCCGCGAAGCGAAAACCAATAGGGTCGGACTAGGGTGGGACCCACCTTGGGCTTGGGAGGAGGTCGGACATGGCACACCTCCTTTCCACCACCCATGTTGAGATCACCACCCGCCCCGCGCAGCGAGGAGCGGCGAGGCCTTGGCTGGGTGGGGGGATAGGAGCCGGTAGGGGTTGCGCATGTGCGTTCGCGACCGGAGTCCCACCGCAATTATTAGCCGCCCCAGGGCTTGACACGCTTGGCACATCTGTTCTATACTCGGGGTGTACGTACGGCCTGGTGAAAGGAGATTCGCGATGCCGACGTCCCTGCCCCAGCCCTACCCGGCCGTGGCCAACCTCGACGGATGGGCCCTGTCCCAGCTCGAGCCCTGGTCGGAGAACCTCGCCGACCGACTGGGCTTCATCGTCTCGGCCTACCTGCACGCCATGCTCGAGGATCGCCCCGCAACCCGGGATGAGGCGGCCTTGCTGGCTATCGCCAAGGCGGTCGACGGCTGGCGGCCGGCCCCCTTCGAGCTGTCCGAGATCCACGCCGAGGTGGAGGGCTACTACCTGGGAGACCACGACCCGCCTGTCCAGCGGGCTATCAGCTGGCTCAAGCGCCTCTCCCCCAACGCCCGCCGGTCACTGACCGAGGCCATGCTGGTGGCCCTGGACCACGGGGACCCGGAGCTGAGCCTCTCAGACCGGCTGCGTCGGATGGGGGTGCTGCTGGGGACCTAGGGAGGTGGTGGCGGTGTCCTGGAGCGAGCTGGGAGAGGTCTGCCCCTGGTACGAGGAGCTCCCGCCGGAGCGGTGGAACGAAGGGCAGCCCCACTTGACCCAAGGCCGGACCTGGACCTGGAGGGACGAGGAGGAGGAGTGGTGGCGCCGAGAACTGAACCGTCTCGAGGAGTGGTGGCCAACCGAGGATGAGGAGGAGGTAGTGGGAGGCGAGGAGGCCGGCTCTCAGGTAGGTCAGGAGCTCGCCCATCCCACTCCTCTCGACCACGATCAGGCCACGACCCCTCAGGCCGCCGAACCTAACAGGGAGGCACCACCCATGCTTAGCCCGCCCCGCGCTCGGGGCTACTATCCTAAGGGCTGGAACTCATACTGGGAGGCCTGGGCGGTGGCCAACGCTAGGGAGCGGGTCTACTGGGAGCACTGGGACCCAGAGGGTTGGTGGAAACCCGAGATGGAGCCGGAGGACTGGAATCTGGAGCTGGAACCGGAGGACTGGGGGGTGGAGCCTGAGGACATCGAGGCCGACCCCGACCCCTGGGCCACCTATCGAGCCAACCCCAAGCCAGAGATCGACCTGGCCGATCTGTTCTAGCTCCCCATCACCAGGTCCCAGGCCTCGACCACCCGCCCCCCGGCCGGCAGGCTGTAGGCGTAGACATCCAGACTGAGGCTGGCCCGGCTGTGCCCCAGGTGGGCTTGCAGGCTCTTGGGGTCCAGCCCACCCCGGACCAGCAGACTGGCGTGGACGTGGCGGAGGTCCCGCAGGGCGAGCCGCGGCACGCCGGCCTCCCGGCAGAGATGGGCCATCAGCCTGGCCAGGTTGTCCTTGCGCGGTGGTGAGCCAGACCTGGTGGTGAAGAGCCGCTCCTCCAGCCCCTTGCCGGCCGCTCGCCGCGCCAGGATGGCCTGAGCGAGATCGACCAGCACCACCCGGCGCCGGCCGGTCCGGCTCTTGGGAGCCTCGGGGTAGCACCGACCCTCAACCCAGACCAGTCCCTCGGCGATGTGGGCCAGGTCCTGCTCGAGCCGGGCCGGGGTGAGGGCCAGGGCTTCGGACAGTCGCAGACCGGTGAGGAGTAGGAAGGTGACCAGATCGGCATGGGCACGATCCGAGGCCAGAGCCGTAGCCAGGAAGGCCTGTGCCTGCTCCGGGGTCCAGTAGACCTTGGGGGTGGGCCTCGCCTGTGGTTTAGGCACCTGGTCGAGCGGGTTGGCGGGGAGCAGCCCCAACCGGACGGCATCGGCCAGACACGCATGCAGGTAGGCCCAGCGCTGCTGGAGGGAGCGGGCCCCCACCCCATCCCGCTGCCAGCCCCAGAGGAGGGCCTGGAGGGTGGCCGGGGTGAGCCGGTGGAGGCGGGTTGTCCCCAGCACCCCGCACCAGGCAGCCAGTGCCCGCCGGTAGGTGGCCCGGGAGGAGGCTCTGAGGGTCTTGCCGGCAAGCCACTGGTCTGCCCACTGGGCCAGCGTCAGCCGGGTCGGGGGAGCGAGGTGGCCGAGCCCCAGCTCGCGCTGGAGGGCGGCCAGTTTCTCCTGGGCCTGTTTTTTGGTTGGGGCGTATCGGGTGAGTTTGCGGCCGCCGACCCAGAGGGCGGCGACCCAGCGGCCGTCGGAGGAGCGCTGGTAGACGGAGCCGGTGGCCAT